CGCGGCGCGCCAGAGTGCCGCCGCGTTGGCGTCTCAAATCAATCAGACCAAAACCAGCATTAAAGGGCTTGAGCGTCAGGCAACCAGCTTCGACCGCCTCACCGCAGCCAATAAAAAAACCACCGAACAACTGGCCCAGGCGAAAGAACAGGCCCGGCAAATGGCGGCGGCTTATGGCCCGTTACGCCAGCGCAGCGCCGAACAGGTTGCCGCCCTCAATCAGCAACGTGCAGCCATTCGCCAGTTAACCCAGCAGCAGAAAGGCGAGCAGACGCAACTTAACCAGTTGCGCGCCAGTTTCTACAGCGAAGGCATTGCGATCAGCAGCGCCAGCCGGGCGACGGAACAGATCAACCAGCGCACCGCGCAATACAACCGCCAGCTTGCCGAACAGCAACGACGGCTTGACGCTGTTAACCAGGCGCAGGCCCGTTACAGCCGCGCCAAAGAAACCGGCGAAAAGATGATGAGCGGGGGGTTGAAAACCGCCGCAGTAGGGGCGGCAACCCTCGCACCTGTCGCCGCTGCGGTTAAATCCTACAGCAGCCTTGAAGACGCCATGAAAGGCGTAGCCAAACAGGTAAACGGCTTGCGTGACGACAGCGGCAACCGAACCCCGCAGTATGAAGAAATGCAGCGGGCGATCATGGATGCCAGCGAAAAGCTACCAATGGCTAACGGCGCTGTTGACTATGCCGCCCTGGTCGAAGGCGGTGCGCGCATGGGCGTAGCAAACAGCGATGATCCGTGGCAAAAGCAAAAAGCCGATCTGCTGTCCTTCGCCAGTATGGCGGCAAAGGCTTCTGTTGCCTTCGAACTTCCCGCCGATCAGCTTTCTGAAAGCCTCGGTAAAATCGCCGGGCTGTACAAGATCCCCACGCAGAATATTGAGCAGTTGGGAGACGCCATTAACTACCTGGACGATAACGCGAAGTCTAAAGGCTCCGATATTATCGACGTACTCCAGCGCGTTGGGGGGCTTGCCAGCCAACTGGATTACAAGCAAGCCGCCGCGCTGGGTTCCACCTTTCTGACGCTCGGCACCCCTGCCGAAGTTGCCGCCAGCGCCACCAATGCAATGGTGCGCGAACTCTCAATCGCTACGGTTCAGGGCAAAAACTTTATGCAGGGTCTGGACGCCCTCGGCCTCAGCGCCGAAAAAGTTCAGAAGAGCATGTCAGTGGACGCGATGGGCACAATTATTTCAGTGCTGGAAGCGTCCAAAAAACTGGCCCCGGATCAGCAGGTAGCCAACCTTACCCAGATTTTCGGCAAAGAGTTCGGCGACGACGCGCAGAAACTTGCCAACAACCTGCCCGAACTACGCCGCCAGATAGAACTGACGCAGGGCGCAGCCGCTAAAGGTTCCATGAATCGGGAATCTGATATCAACAAAGCTTCCCTTTCTGCTCAGTGGCAATTGACCAAAACCGGCGCGGTTAACGCATTCAGTTCAGCAGGGGAAACGCTCCGCGAACCACTGATGGATATCATGCTTACCGTCAGTAAGGTGGTTGGCAGCGTCCGCCGCTGGGTTGAGGCTAACCCTGCTCTGGTTGGCTCAATCATGAAAGTCACCGCAGCCATAGGCGCGTTGCTGGTTGTCGTGGGTGGCCTGATGCTGTCCATCGGCGCAGTTCTCGGCCCGATGGCACTTGTTCGCCTCAGTTTCACCACGTTGGCCGGTGAAGGAGGAATAGCGCGGCTGACTGGTGGAGTAATGCGCCTGGGTGGTGCGTTTCAGTGGCTTGCTGGCTCGCCTATGCAGGCATTGTTAAGCGCCGGTCGCATGGTATTCGGCCCGCTTATCACTCTACTGGCTGGCATTTCTGCGCCCGTCTGGGGGCTGATTGCGCTCTTTGCTGCGGCAGCAGTGGCCGTCATTAAATTCTGGCAACCGATTAAGGCATTTTTCAGCGGGTTCTTTACCGGGCTGATGGCTGGCCTTCAACCTATCACGCAGGCATTTAACGCCGTATTTGCACCGCTGGCCCCGATTTTTGACAGTATCGGCAACGCGATCAGCGGCGTCTGGGAGTGGTTTACCAAACTGCTGGAACCGATCCAGTTTTCCAATGAAGCGCTGGCATCCTGCACAAGTGCCGGGGAAACGTTCGGCAAGGTTGTAGGTGCCGCAATCAGCGCGCTGACGCTACCTATTCAGGCCGTAGCCAAAGGGCTGGGCTGGATTCTGGAAAAGCTGGGCGCCATTCCCGACGCAGCGAAAGCAGCGCAGCAGGTTGCGCAGCAAATGACGCCGGAAGCGGTCAACAATCTGGCAGACCGGGTTAACGCCTTTTCCGGTGACGTGCAGGCAGTCGCGAAGGAAAGTAAAAAAGCCGAAGAGAAAAAGAAAACCGATAAGCAGAAAAAACAGGACAACCTGATTAACTCGCTCAAAGGCCCGGCCAACATCGTGCCGAAGATGAGCAGTAGCCTGGACAAGATCGCCACCAATACCACGGAGAAGAAAGACGGGCCCGGCGAAATCGTCTTCAAGAATAAGCAACCCTATATCCCGATCCGTGGCGGATATTCGGAACCGCTTAAGCAGGCGCAGCGCCAGCTACCATCCCTTACCGATTGGGTGACGCAGCAGGCCGGATCGCTGATCGCTTCCGTTACGCCGTGGCAGGTTGAGAAGCCCGCCGCACGGGTGCCCGTTTCGGCGTCGCCGTCTGCGGCTTCCGTCGCTGCGCTCATGCCTGCGCCGGGCGGCGATGTATATAACCTTAACTTCGACTTTAGCGGCCAGAAACTGGATGAAGAAACTATTATCAGGCGCGTGCGCGAAGAACTTGCGTTAGCGAAGCAGCAGGCCGACCGGCGCAAGCGTTCCCAACTGACCGATCACGTCTAAGGGCAATATCATGATGATGATTCTGGGGATGTTCCCCTTTTCACTGCAAACCACGCCTTACCAGAGTGCGAATAAAACCAACTCCTGGCGGCACGTCAAAAACGATCGCGTGGGGAAATCCCCGCGCTATCAGTTCATCGGCGCAGATGAAGAACCGTTCGTACTCAGCGGCACGCTGTACCCCGAAATAAGCGGCGGTGATGTGTCGCTTGTCATGCTGGAAACTATGGCTTTTTCCGGGCGCCCGTGGCCCCTGATAGAAGGCACGGGCAGGATCTACGGCATGTATGTAATTGAGCAGATCACACAAAACCGGACGGAGTTTTTTAAGGACGGGAAGGCAAAGAAAATTGATTTTACGCTCAACCTGAAACGGGTAAGCGAGGACATACGGGAAAAGCTGGCCGAAACGACCATCGACGATCTCTTCTCTCTGGTGAAAACCAACCTTTCGATATAAGAAAAGCGGGCCTTTGCCCGCTTCGTCTTCCGGAACACACCGCCATAACTGACCGTGCTACAGCACCGTTAAAAATGACTGTACTCGATACGCACGGCCAGCACGGTTAGAACCGGCCATGCGTGCCGGAATGAAAACTTATTCCGGCTTATCCGGCCAGGTGATATCCGGCGCTTTCGAGGTATCCACCGCCTGCACGGCTTTGATGTAGTTCATCCAGGCGATCAGGCTGGCTTTATCTTCATCGCTGATAATGCCTAACTGTAGCTCCGTCTGCCATAGACTGATCGTTGCCTGCGCCTCAAGGAGTAGCGCAGCTTTCTGTTGCTCCGCCGCTTCCACGTCCGCCGCGTGCTGCGTTTCCGTATCTGTTACCCACTCGCTACCGTTCCACGTATCGTAAGGTGTCGAAGGTGCCAGCGTGGTAGTACCCTCCGGGTAATCGCCAGGCAAAGAAACGATCTCCGATTCGCCTGTTTTAGTGCTGTATACCGTTTCACCACGGTGATCGGCGACGTATTCCCATGCGGTAAAATCTGCTGTTCGACAAATAGCAAATCCCTCTTTACTTTCGCTTGGCGCATCGGTGCATGAATTTGCAGGAAGGCCAACACCTTCCGCCAGATATTCAACCATTGAAGTTAAATATTCGCGTGTTTCCCCATCGTAATTGAATACCGTGATATCACCTGCCACAGTAGCAATAAGTTCGCTGTTTAATTCTGCCTGCGTCATTATGCAGCCCTCACGATATAATTAAATGATACGTTTCGCGGACGAGTTTCGCCTCCACCTACAATGGTGGAACTTAATCCTGTTGCAGTTCGTTTGTTGTTTTTATTACCTTCGGCCAGACAGTTATAATCATCATTACCGATAAGAGTGCCGCTGGTATCTATATCCGTTGGTGCGAGTGCATTGGTTGTTGAGCTTAATGTTAGCATTTCACACGAACTATCCAAGCTAGTTAAAGGCACTTCATTTCTGCTGATCCCCGCATAGAAATAGGACTCATGCCGATGGCCCTTTAAATCCTCACTCTGGGAACTTAACAATACTCGGTTTACATCAACCCCACGCCCATCATCCCAACCTCTCAAAAACTCACCGCGCAAATCTGGTAATACGCCAGAAGGGTAAGCCGTCGCCAGCTTCGGATATTTGACCTTATCGAACGTTGCACCATTGCATTTAAGCCAGCCGCCTGGCGGCGTTGCCTGCGGCCACGGAAGCGGAAAACCTACCGGGAAAAATTTATCAAAATCCGACTCAAGCAAATATTGCGCATGAGGATCAGCCGCAGCCACATGCGCCGCCAGTTGCTGATCAACATAGGCTTTCACCTGGATTATCTGATCATCAACATACTGGCGCGTTGCCAGCACTACCGAAGGGTCAATTTTCAGAGTCACGGCGGCGGTGCTGCTGACTATCAGGATCATGCGGACAATCTGAACGCGCCCGCTACCTTCCTGCAACTGCGGCTTATAGGTTTCCGCGCAGTTGGCTACGGCAATCATATCGCCGTCTTTATCGAATAAGCCGATTTCACGGATCCACCACCCGCCCACGTCTTCGTGGATCACCTGTTCGGCAATAATCTGGTTGGCGTTGTTCGGATCAATGCTCAGGGTATTGAGTGGCGCGCGGCGCAACTCATGAACCAGCGCCGTTTGTGCCGGGTTCGGCGTCGGCAATGCGCCGTTACCATCGCCTACAGCCATCTGGGTGATCTCAACCTGCGCACCCAATGCCGTGGCATTTGCCAGTTTCGCTGCGCCCACATTGGTTAGCACGGCATAATATTTAGTCGCCACTTGCGATCTCCACGGTGTCAATTAAATGGATTGCCGCCCCGGTGTAATCATCACCGCCCACGGCTATGGTTTCAGGGAAATACGGGTATACGGTCAGCGTATCGCCGGAATAACTGCCCGCGCCGATATACAAATCGCCAGTTGTTTGCAGGTGAAGAGACATTCCCAGCATATGACGGCTGCACGGCTTCACATCGGCGATCAGGCGTTCAAGCTCCTGATAGGTTTCTTCACTAATGCCCTGGTCTTCCACCCCAATATCCAGCGTGAAAGTGCCTGGTGCGGTGTCGATGTTCCACCACTCGTTAACCCGGATGAAGAAGCCGAACGGCTCCACAACCCGGCGCATGGCGCCCGTTGTACCCTTGTACTTATGCAGGTAGAACGCATCGGCTACCGCCTTACGCTTCGTGCTGATCGGCCAGGACTCATCCCAGCGATCAACGGAGAAGGCCCACGCCAGATAGGGCAGCAGATCAGCCCGACACGTCCACGGGTTCCACAACTGACGCAGCGGCACGGGCACTTCACCCAACGACGCACAGACGCGCGCGGCGACTCTCTCCATTCGGCTGGCGCTGGGTGGTAACAGGTCATTACTCATCGTAACCACCCACCGTTATGGTGTATTCGGTGCAGTGCGATGCCTGGTAGTCACTCAGCACGATATCCGCAACAGGCTGCGCCAGTTCCACGCGCTGGACGCCTTCGACGTGCAGGGCGGCGTAGATAGCTGAAAGACGGATATCACGCCCTAAGCGATTCTGCGCGGCAATATACGCCTGTAACTGTTGCTCCGATGCCTGCCGGACGGGTTCGGCTTCCGGCCCCGGATAGATGTAAAGCGTTGCATCGATCTGATACGGCACGATCTCCGCAGACTGCACCGTTACCCTGTCGGCCACCGGGCGCACCTCTTCATCGTTCAGGGCAGCAGCGACCACGGAAAGCAGATCATCGTTGGCCGTTCCGTCACCCTCACGCGACAGCACCGAAATGGTGACGCAGGCAGGCGTAGGACTGACCGCCGAAATATCAGCTACGCGCCCGTCAGCCGAACGCCCCCAAAATTCATACGCCGCCGTTGGCCCGGCCACGCTCAGACCTTCAAACGCCTGCTGGGTACGCGTGCGTAAATCCGCGTCTGACTCCATCACGGCTTCAATTGGCGGGGTAACGCTGTCGTCTTCCTCCTGAATGGTCAGACGTTCAACGTTGAAATTGACCGCCAGATTATCCAGATCGCTATCTGTGGAATAAGCCAGCATCACCGCGCGGGCCGCTTCATTCACCCGCTGGCGCAACAGCAATTCGCGATAGCAATTTTCTTCCAGCAGCATGGTGATCGGCTCCGATTCAAGCTCAAGCGTGCGGGCGATCTCTTCCTGTTCGTCTTCCGGGTACATCGCAATAAATGCGGCCTTGCGCTGCGCGAAAAGCGTTTCGAAGTCCAGCGGTTCAACCACCACGGGCGGCGGTAGCTGTGATAAATCGATCGTGCCGCTCATGCCTGGCCCCTCAATGTGATATCGGCGTTAAATGGCGTCTGATTGTCAGTGCGATTGGCCTGGATAGTGGCAACCAGCCGACCGGCACCCGGCGCGCTCAGGGTGATACTGGTCAGAGAGATCCGCGGTTCCCATAAATACAGGGCGCTGTAGATAGCAGACATAACGCGCAGCTTCGTTATGGCGTTATCGACCGGCTGATCTATCAGGTTGAAAAGCTGCGAACCGTAAGCGCGGCGCATTACACGGGAACCGATCGGCGTTAACAGAATATCGCCGATAGACTGCGCTATATGCTCGTTGTCGGTGATGGCATGGCCTGAACTGGCATTCATGCCGCTGTAACGGACTGTACTCATACCGGGCCACCTGTATTACTGCCACCGGACTGAACGCCACTATGTTTGTGCGAATGGACAACGACACCATTAGACGAAAGCGATCCGCCTGAATGGGTAATATTGCCCTTCATTTCCCCGCCGTTTTGTACTTCCAGCGTGGCGGTGATCAGCTTGTTGGTGCAGACCACTTCCGGCGTGTCCAGGGTAACGCGCGTATCTGCCTTGACCGTTACCACCGGCACGGTGGCGGTAATGGATTCCGACGCGGTGACGCTTGCCGTTTTCACCCCGCTGACAACCAGCGCGCTGGCCTCCGGGTCATATGAGATACGGGCGCCATCCGGGTGCAAGATCACGCAGGTGGTAGCGCCAGCATCTGGCGGCGGTGCGTCTTCGCTGTAAAGGCTTCCGGCAATGAATGCCGTTTCCATCTCACCGCAGGGGCACAAAATATAAACCTGTTCGCCCACTGTCGGCGCCCACCACGTCACGGCTTCACCGGCGCGCGGCACTGCCCAGCGGATCCAGTCGGTTTTGTTCTCGCCTGTTTCGACGCGCGCAAGGTACTTTTCCGTATTCACTTCCAGCACGGTGCCAATGCGGGCGAGATTGCAGATAAGGCGATAGAGTTCGTTTAAATTCATAGTGCTGACTGTTTCCCGTGGTGCCGGTTACGCTGTCCGGCGTCGCTTCCACCCGGTAGCAGGCTTTACGACCGTTTCGGCTTTTGGGTTATGCAGTCAGTATCAGGAGTCGCGCGCGCGCAAACAACGCAGCGCCATTGTGGCGGGTTGGTGACAATCAAATCTCTTGCATGAAGGCGACAACAGTATCAGCCAGCCAGTCTAAATCCCCCTCGGTCATGCCCAGGAGTTCACGCACCGGGTAGCGTGCACGGGCACCCGGCACCACGTTATCGACTTCACCGTACTGGTGAACGCTGGCAATTTCGGCGGTATGCCCCTGAAAGCCAACCACAGCCATGCCGCCCGTACCGTAAGCCTTAAGAAAGCGTGCGGTGCGCAGCTTGCGGAACATCGGATCCTTTCTGGTACGGTTCTGCTTTGACTGGTTGAGATTGATTTCAATATAGCGCTGGATATCGCGCTTATAGAACGTGCGCAGTGCACCGCGATCCACGTCATAGCCGGTGATTGCGCGGTGCTCTCCCCTGCCCGTGGTTCGCCAGTTGCGTAACTCCCTGGCTTCATCATTCCATATGAACTTTATCCCGCCCTGGGTGCGCAGGATTTTGCGGCGGCGGGCCTGATAGCTTTCGCCGCTGGGGTTCTTCTGGCTGGCGATACGCTTTTGCTGACGCTTACGCAGCCCGATCGCAACGTCGCGCGTCAGCTTGCGACGGTGCCCCGGTGAAAGCTGCGCGGCCACACTGGCTAGCCAGTCGTCTAACTGCTGGAAGAGGGGATCGGTTTGTTGTCCTGCCATGTTTCGCCGCTGACCTCATCAACAAATACCAGTGACCACGCGCCAATTTCTGGCCCCGGCGCAGGGTCAGCACGGTGACGGGTGACGATCTCGCCATCTTCACGGGTGACGATCACCGCTTCATCAGTCTGAATCTGGATCAGCACGTCCATCGTGCTGTTACTCAGGATATCGGCTTCGAATGTTATCCCGTTCTGCTGCCTGTCCGGGTTAAACAACAGATCAGGCTGATATAAGCGCGCCCATGCCAGCACCGGCACACTGATAGTATCCAGAGATTCAGGGTAATCCATCACCAGCACTTCCAGCGTATAGCGATACTCAAACGCAGCAGCACGCTGGCCGGTGCTGACCATACGGCCTTTACGCAGGTAAACCGCCAGATTATCGGGATTCTCGCGCAGCCAGGGCACATGCTGGCTTATCATCTGGCGCAGCAAATCGGGTTTAAGCATTACTTATCCCTCCCGGACTTAACCGCATCATATGCAGCCTCACAGGCTAATCCTCTGGCTCTTGCTTCATCAGCATCTTTTGCCAGTTGCCCCGCTCGATCGTCAGCGCGGCGGAACAGGTCGGCGAGCAGTACGGCGCCGCTGGTTTCTGCCTCGCTTCTGCCGGGAGTTCCGGCACCGCAGGCGCGTTCACGGTCTGCCAGTTGCCTGGCGAGTTTGTCGGCCCTGTCGTGCAGCCCACGAGAAGCAGCACGGGCACGATCGGCATCAGCCTGCACGCCAGCAAGCTGCTGGCTGGCTTGTTTTCTGATCGCATCAATTTCACCTTGTCGGCGTTGTTCTTCTGCCCTGGCCTTAGCCTGCCTTTGTGCCAGCGCAGTGGCGTCGCGTGCATCACGTTGCGCCCACTCTTCACGCCAGTGCTGATCGGCATCACCATAACCGGCACTGTAACGCCAGTGGCTAAAACCCCAGACAGCAGCAGCGGCCAGCACAAGACAAACGATCACTTTCCAGCGTGAAAACAGCCCCATTTCAAAACCTCTCGCCAGCTCGCACCGTCAATACCGGACGTGCTGGAGCACTGTCAAAAATGACCGCGCTCGATACGCACGGCCAGCACAATTAAAAATGACCTGCACAGCACATCAGGCAGGGTAATCGGCATAAGGTAACTGGAAATGTGGCCCGTCTTTAAGCGTCTTCCAGTCTCCGCCCCACTCCACCGGAATGCCCAGATTTTTACCCGCCTGCTTAAACGCCTGGGAAATCTGCTGGTAATACTGCCAGTCCCATGAACCGGCAGGCGTTGGATAAGCGAAAACATCAACGGCATGGCCGGAAATATGCCTGCTGTTCATAGTCTGGCTTTTACCTTCCGCAACCAGTTGCTTTTGACGTTCGACAGTACGCAAACCTTCCGTAATGCCGAAATCAACCGGCGAAAGCTCCAGCGCCAGCCTGACTACCTTCACCAGATCGGGATGCACACCACGCAGGTTATTTTCACTCCGCTGACTGAATTTAAAGTTATTTGCCATTACGGGCACCTCGTTTGCTTATGCTCATTACGTCCGATCTGTTAACAATCTTCATGACGTTGCCTTTGGCCGATAAAACAGCCACACAGAGCGCCATATTGATCGCCGTCTCCGCAAAGTTTGCGGTTGAATACCTTCCGGTAACGATCAGGATGGTGACTGAACCGCACGCAACAATGAGCACCCAGGCAAACAAAGCAGCCATTCGCTTATGCTTTGCCCCATTGCGCTGATAAGTACCCAAAGTTACCGCGATTACTGCGCATGTAATTGCATTCACGATAAGGAGAACTTCATTTAGCGTTACCATCGCCACCCCCCGAAAATAAACGCCCTGGGTTTATTTTTCTGAGCATGAGAAGTACATAAACCCCCAGCGCGGCGGCGACGGTTGCCCCAATAGATTTACCCACCGTGATGCCGTCAGGGAGGTACTTACCGATCGCCAACGTGATAAACCCGGTTGTCATATCTGCCGCGAGTACACCAATCAAAAAAGAAGCAATGAAATACCCAATTTGAGCGAACCGGCTTAACTCAGCAGCGGAAAGCACATACACCACAGCCCCGGCAAAAGCGCCGACAAAAACGCCCGCGTCAGTGCCTGATAACATGCTGGCAAATGTGACGCCTGTAATTGTCACCGTTGCAGCGGCAGCGCCGGAAATTGGCTCACCGACCATACTTACACCCCGCTTAATCCTCTGAATTATTCATTTTTAATCAATCCCATAGCTGCACGGTTTCCCGCTGGGCTGGCGGCTGGATCTCTGGCAGGTAAACAATCTGCCCGGCCTGCAACTCAGTGGCGGCGGAAATGCCCTTATTGGCATCGATCACCGCCTCGGTAACGCCTGCTGTTCTGCCGTAATAGCGCCAGCAAAGCAGGTCGATTGTGTCGTTTTGCTGCGCCTGAACGTTCATTACACCAACTCCGCCAGGCCCCGGCTTTCGTCCTGGATATCACGGATTGACCAGCGCACATCCCGCCACAGCGTATCGATCTGCGTGCTTAATGCCGCCGCGTGGTCTTCGCCTTTACTGGTGGTGTCAATATCGCGGTAGCCTTCAATTAACAGCGCCTTAGTGAGTGAATACACGGCGTTTTTATAGCGCCATACCTTCACGGAAATGCCATTCACCGGACTTGCCGGAATTTCTGCCAATGCCTGATATCCCGCATCAATCTGCACCTGGCGCCACAGGAAAAGCTGATCATTAACATGGGCCACCGCTTCCACCGTTCGCGACATCAGGCGATCGGTTGTCACCTGCCCATCAAGACGCATCGCGCGGCGTAGTTCAGCCAGCGAAATGACCGGCCAGAATGGCAGGCTTTCAACCTTCGCGCCGCCATCATCAGGCACTGGATCGGATGGTGGCCGTACTGGCTCAGTGGCTACCAGACTCATGATCTCTACTCCGTATAAGTCAGGCGGTGGACGGCAGGACGAAGACGCGGTGTTGCCTGTTTTCGCCTGCCGTGCCGCCTGGGTGCGCGGGGGCACGTTCGGTTATGAAGCCGCCTTCTGGCGGGCTGTCGTGGTTCTTTTCTTCGCTGCCGGCTTGCTTTTAGCGGCGGGCTTTTTGGTTTCCCGCTTCGCTTTTGGCTGGGCTGGCAGCGTTGCCGTCTGGGTTTCGGTGCTGTTTGCTTCTGGCTTGGCGTCTGCGCCGTCACCGTCAGCAGGTTGCCCGGACTTCTTAAGCGCACGTTGCAGAAGCTCAATATCACGGGTTACGCCTGCTTTTTTCGGGTTCAACACTGCCGCCTGGCGCAGGTATTCAACCGCAGCGGTAAGCGATTCAACGTTGTCAGTCAGGCGCAGCGTATACCCCAGCGCCTTAAGCAGCTTTGAGCGCACCTCATCCGGCATATCTTCATTCAGGGTTAAGCCCCGTAACGCTTCCAGCAGGTCAGCGGCGACCGGCGCAACAGCTGGGTTAGCTTTGAATGCAGCTAGGACGGGATCGCAAATTTCTTCCACCAGTACGGTGGCGGTGGTGCGGCGATACTGATCCGGCATCGGCAACTTATGGCGCAACACGTACTGACCAATTCGCAGGGCTTCGGCGATGTTTCCGCAGTCACAACACCAGATCATGATAGTGGTTAACACGTCGTCAGACTGGCCGGAATCTGCCGTAAGTACGCCTTCGATCCACGGCTGGTAATCCGGCAGCAGTTCGCGTTTTAAATCCGCTTTAGCCTTCTGGGACTGGACACGGCTCAAACGGGCTTTATCCAGTCGCAGGCGGTGAAGCATGGTTTCGTAGGCCGTCATTTCAAGCTGCGACGGCTCACGGCTGGTGTGGCGGCGTTCAGCCATCACGCGGTTAAAATGTTGTTGAGCAGGTGTCAACATGATGCCCCCAAAGCGGCCAGCAATTAGCTGGCCTGCGCTGATTTATGGTGCCGGTGCTGGTTCGGCGGCGGTAATGCCTTCGATCAGACAGCCGAAGCCGTAATCTTCAACAACATAGGCATCATTTGACGAACTGTAGGTAGAGACGCGGTTATATTCCGGCTCTTCCACAATGCGGCGGCGGTGCGCACCTTCCTGCCAGTAAATCGACAGGTTCTCCCACGAAGTGATAAACATGCTGCCATCAGGGAAGAAAGGCGCGATGAACGAAGGCAGGTTGCCGATCGTCTTACGCGATGCGATCAACTGACCGGCCAGCGCTTCGGAGTTCGGGTTATTGGTGCTTACGGCATTGATGATCGGGAACGAACGGCTAACCGTCAGGTTACGACCAGTGATCACCACCAGATTGGGCGAATCTTTGTACCACTCGTCCATCAGTGAGTTGACCGCGTCATAAACCAGCGAATCGTAGTTACCGTAATCACCTTTAGCGATCACCTGGTTGGAATCGTCGCGGCTGGTCACGGTGATATCTTTCATGACTCGTTGCGGCGCGTTTGCGCGGTACTGTTGCAGCCAGCCGATACCACAATCCTGCAAAAGCGGGTTAGCGTTGCGGTCGGACTTATCCGCGTAGCTGGTTCCGTTAAAGCCGATCATGATGCGGTCAAGCGCGATACGCTGAATGATCTGATTGCTCAGTCGCTGCTGGAAATCCGGGAATTTAGCCCAGGCATCAAGCTGCGCATAAGAGGCGAAAGTATCCGCGTTCACCTTATTACAGGTGTATTTGTTCGAATCCAGCGCCGTGACGGAAACAGGCTGGCGGCGATCGGTGGTGGAATTGTTGGTGCTGGAGATCGGGCCGCTCACACCCAGACCGATTTTTTCACCGGACTGATCGTTAACGCCGTAGATATTAATCTTCTTCAACATTTCAGAAGACTGTTGCACTTTGTCTTCAAGCGTCTGCTCAACGCTCGGATCAATGCTGAACGCCTTTGTTACGTGGGATTTGTTGATGTGATTGAGTTCGGCCTGTCGCTCAAGATACGCATCAAACAATTCACGGGTAGAATTACGCATAGTTATTTTTCCTGTACTGTTCCTTCGTTACTGACGGCGATCAGCAGTCAGCAAGCTGGGCGTTAGATTTTTCAGTTGCGCCGGTCGCTTCCGGGCGGCGGTATTTGCTGGCGTCCTGGGTAGAAAGCTGCGCTTTCATCTCGTCGAACTCAGAGCGCAACTTATCCACCGCTTCGGCGGTCTGCTTGTTCTTAAGCTGCCCTGCGCTCAGTTTTTCCATCTTGTCCAGCAATTCACCCTGACTTTCCGCTACCAGTTCAACCGCCTGGCGGATATCGCCATTTTCACGATCGAAGTGCTGGCGGGTTCCGGTCAGCATTTCCTTGATACGGGAAAAGAAATTCTTCCCGGTGTCGGAAGCTGGCGGCTCTTCCTGCGCAAATTCGAGGGATGATTCCAGGGTTTCAGTGAAGAAGCATTCAGGTGCGTAGTGACGCGCGGCCAGTGGGTTGGCGCTGGCGTTCTGGGTGCAAAACTTCATCATTTCGGTGCCCAGGCTTGCCGGGTTATCGGTACAGGCCAGTCCCATAAGGTAGGCTTTGCCGGTGTCGGCAAAGGACGGATGCACCTCAATGCTATGGTAGATTTTCTGGCGTTTCTTCTTCAGTTCGACCAGTTCATCCGTGGCGTCCACCTTCACCAGAAGCGCCAACTTGCCCTTTAACTGGCCTTCGGCGATTTCTTCATATTTCGTTTCAGCAACGTCGCCGTAAGCACGAAAATCACTGTTTGGAGACCAGCCTAAAATGTGTTCCAGATTGACGCGGGCGCCATAGACCTGGGGATCGTACTGCTCGGCCATTTCGATAATGTGCTGACGTTCCAGCACGCGGCCATCACAGGTTGCGCCTTCGACTGCGACGCGGAAAAAATTTGTCATTGGCATGGTGACAAAGCTCCGGGTTGGTAAGCGATTGATATTAACCAGTGCCCCAATCATTCCCTTTGCAGCCTGAAGGCGCAAAGCCTTCACTTTGTCGGACTCAGGCGACAACAAGCGGCGATATTGTTGCGCGCGCGAGCGCGATAGCCTGTTGCCATGAATACAGCCGAAGACCTCAGCACAAAAGCCAAAAGCCTCTACTGGCAGGCGTTTAGCATCACTCAGATTTCTAAGGAAATCGGGGTGAGCATTAACACGATCTACAGTTGGCGCCGCCGCTACGAATGGGATAAAGCCACCCCCATGCAACGGGTGCAGGATCGCACACACGTTCGTTACCTGCGCCTGGTGGAAAAGGACGACAAAACCCCGAAGGACTTCAAAGAAATTGACCTGCTGGCGCGCCAGCTTGACCGCTTTGAACGGCATGAGCGACGCGACCAGGAGAAAGAGAAGAAGGCGAAGACCCCGAAAAACCATTTCACCGAAGAACAGATAACCCAGCTTCGCGCCCTGGTCTTTGATTCGCTCTACGAGCATCAAAAACGCTGGTTCAAACAGTGGAACCGGCGTAACCGCTTTATCCTCAAATCGCGTCAGATTGGTGCCACCTGGTACTTTGCCCGCGAAGCGCTGTTGCGTGCGCTGGAAACCGGAAATAACCAGATATTCCTGTCAGCCAGCCGCGCCCAGGCGTTCCAGTTCAAGCGGTTCATTCAGAAGCTGGCAAGGGAAATAGGAGTAGAACTTAAGGGCGGTGATGCCATTGAGTTAAGCAACGGTGCGATCCTGTATTTTCTCGGCACCTCCGCCGCGACGGCCCAGAGCTACACCGGCGATCTGTACCTTGATGAAGCCTTCTGGATCAGTAATTTCATCAAACTGCGCTCAGTGGCCGCAGGCATGGCGACACAAAAAGGACTGCGCCGCACCTACTTTTCGACGCCTTCCAGTGAAGAACATGAAGCCTATCCCTTCTGGACTGGCGATCAGTTCAATAAAAACCGCCGCCGCTCCGATCGGGTGGATATCGACACCAGTTATAAGGCACTAAAAAACGGCAAGCTATGCGGGGATAACATCTGGCGCCAGATAGTCACGCTGGAAGACGCCGTGAAGCTCGGCTTCGATCTGGTTGATACCGATGAAATCCGTAACGAAAACTCCCCCGACGAATACGCCAACCTGTACGGCTGCATGTTCGTTAAAGCCGGGGAACGCGCCTTCGACTACAACGCAATTCTGGGCTGCGGCGTTGATGGCTACATGCCGGACGCGTGGCCGGACTGGAACCCGTTTGCACCCCGCCCGCTGGGTAATCGCCCTGTCTGGGTTAGCTATGACCCCAACGGCAGCAGCGGCAAAGGCGACAGCGCCGGTCTGGTTGTGCTGGCCCCGCCAGCCGTGCCGGGTGGTAAGTTCCGCGCGGTAGAGCGCCACCAGTTACGCGGCATGGAGTACGAAGAGCAGGCCAATTTTATTAAAGAGATCACCACCCGCTACAACGTGCAGCACATTGCTATCGACGGCACGGGGATCGGCGATGCGGTTTATCAACTGGTGATCAAGTTCTTCCCGCAGGCGGTTAAATACAACTATTCACCGGTTCTTAAGCGGTCGATGGTGCTCAAAATGTTGATGGTCATTCGCGCCGGGCGCTTTGAGTTCGACGCCGGAATGATGGATCTCGCACAGTCGTTTATGACCGTGCGTAAAGTCACCGCTGGCGGCGTTATTACCTACCAGTCAGATCGCGCCCGTGGCAGCAATCACGGCGATCTGGCATGGGCAACTATGCAGGGCATTTACAACGAACCGATCGGCGCGGAAGTGACCGGCGATAACGGCAGTTTTGTGGAGGAGTTTTAATTGAGCGGCAAAAAGAAATTCAGGGCGCCAACTGCTGCGCCAGCCAGCACGGCCAGCAACGCAGCCACCCCGCTGGAAAGCGTGGAATCTTTCAGCTTTGGCGACCCGATCGCAGTCAACGATCGCGCGTCTCTTATGGAGTGCCTCGAATGCCATAACAATGGCCGCTGGTATGAACCACCGATCAGCCCCTACGGGCTTGCGCGCATGTTCGACGTTGCCGCCTATCACCAGTCACCGCTGATATTTAAACGCAATGTTATCGCCAGTTGCTACATACCACACCCGCTATTGACCCGGCAGGAGTTCACCGCCTGGGTGCAGGATTATTTAATTTTCGGTAACTGTTACATGGAATGCCGCCGCAACCGACTCGGCCAGCCGATTGAACTGCGGCACAGCCAAGCGAAATATACGCGTCGCGGCATAGACCCGGCTCAATTCTGGTTTGTTCCGCGCTACGTTGACGATCACGCGTTCGAACCGGGCAGCGTCTGCCAGATCAAGAACCCCAGCCCGCACCAGGAGATCTACGGCGCGCCGGAATATCTGGCCGCGCTACAAAGCGCCATGCTGAACGGTGAAGCAACGGTGTTCCGCCGCAACTACTACATTAACGGCAGTCATGCGGGTGTGATCGTCTACCTCACTGACCCGGTGGCGAATAATAACGATGTGGAAAAGCTTAAGAAGTCGCTGAAAGATGCACGCGGCAACGGTGCTTTTAAAAACCTGTTTGTCTACGCGGCGGGCGGGAAAAAAGACGGCCTGCAAATTATGCCGTTCAGCCAGGTGGCGGCGAAGGATGAGTTTACCGGCATCAAAGACGCCACCCGCGACGACCTGTTAGCCGCGCACCGCGTGCCGCCCGTTCTGATGGGGGTAATGCCGAATAACTCCGGTGGCTTCGGCGACGTAGAGAAAGCGGCGAAGGTGTTTTCCATCAACGAACTGGCCCCGATACAAGAAAGCCTGAAAGAGTTAAACGACTGGCTGGGGATCGACGTGGTGCGCTTCAACCCTTACGCACTGTTGCAGGCAGCAATCTGACGCCAGCCCGGACACACCCACCACCACCGTGGAACGGCCAGCACGGCCGCAACTGACCACACCGCACGTAAGCCCCTCAGCAGCCCGCTGGCAGGGGCTTTTCTTTTGCCTCAAACCACCACAGCGAACCGAAAACGACGCAGCAGCGAGGCGCAGCGGCGCGAAAATCGGCGCAGATAATACCGACCCTATCCCACCCCTCAGCGCGCGCTCATTCCCCCGCCTCGCCCGCACGCAGAAACCCCGCTTTTTTGTGCAAATGTGCAAACCACCGGAAGGCCCGCCCCGTCTGGCCTGTCGTGATAATACGAATGCCGAAATATTTGTGCATTTATGTGCAATTTTTTGCAGTGTTTTTGGCGCAATAAAAAAGGGCTTTGTTAGCCCTTAATTTTTTACCTTCCCCACTCCCGATCAGGAAGTCGATCTTTGAAGGCAAGGTAATCGTAAAACTCACGAGTATGGGAAAAGATACATTCGCACATTGCAGCGCCAGCGTTTGAAAGAGCCAATTTCAACATGCCGTCAGGTTTAGGATTGCTCACCAAATTTTCATAAACTTGAGCCTGATCTGTACCGTGGACACATAACAAAAGTGACGACTCAAAGGTAACAACTGCATCCAGTAAACGCTGATGAATCACGGAAAGGGCCGGTTGGTTTGCAACAATTGCAGTCAAACAGCGGCGATCACCAGTCATGAAAATGGCTTCTGGGTTCTCTATGCACGAGGCAAGCAATAGCTGTTCGCCTACATCAATTCCGGGCACACTCCCCAAAAGCTCAATAAGCTGTGAGTCCTGAACTTCCGGGATATCCTGTACAGATTCAATGAAGGCTCCCACCTGCTCGTAAACAACCTGGCTACCACACTTCCTGATTGCTTTATCAGGATTTTTCGGCAGAAGCTGAAAACGAGCAGCAGGGTTAATGAAGATCTGTTCGGGGGGTTGGTTAAAAACCACTGGCAGTTGTGATAACAGATTGCACTGGGCCAGCTTCAAAATGACATCATTGTCAGAAAGAACAATCACTTATTATTCCCCGATTAGATTTTCTAAAACCTTAAGATCATCTTCGTGGATATTTTCTAAATCCATCCCGCTTTTCATCATGGCCCTCACAAAATCCTGATCTGAGTCTTCACCAGCACAGAGTGCTTTAACAGCGTTAACAGCAGCGCCCCAGCAGTTCTGCGCGAAACCATAATTTAAAGCGATGTGAGTCGGGTCAATGTGATTATCACTTCCAAACTTTTGAGCCGCGCGAGCCAAACCAGGCCCATTCAACCTGCCAGCGGTAGGAACGATACGTAAAGACTTCTGCCCCGAAATGACCTGGAAGGCGAATTCGTTGGCTTCTTTCTCTACGTTGTCCGTCGAAGCATTCTCAATTTTTGCATCAATATGGCACTGCCCGTTTTCTGCGTTCAGATGCCCTCTGGCGATATGGCCTAACTCATGCGCGAGATCAAACAGCATATAGCCATATTTCTGAGGCTGAGTAAGAACAATCACCGGGCGCCCGTGACTCATTAGCGCCAGCCCGGCCATTTTTTTGGCAGCTTGAGGGAAGCATTTTAGATAAACAACAGGAATGCCAATCGAATGACAGTATGTTACCAGGCTATCTAGCGATACCCATGATTCCTTAGTAAGAATCTGGGTTCTTATAGCCAAAGGATCCAGCACTGCACTGGCATCGTAAGGGACTTTGAAATTAGACGCGACAATACCGGCCGCAGTATAGGCAACAGCAGTAGCGATATCTAAATCGTTCTCGGCTACATTTTGGCGATGTTTATATTTATGGTTTCCACCAAAATTAAAGCATACCCCTTCGCTACCATCTTTCAGGCTATCCGGGAGAATGCTAAACATACGCGCAAGGTGCAGGCACGCATACTGGCGCCCTGATGGGGTGTCAGCAAGCTTCTCATCCCACCAGTCAGGCAACAACCTGCGGATGTAAGAGAGATTAAACCCGGCCCGGCCGAATTTAGAATATATCTGACTCATCTGATTATGGTTCGTCATAAGAGCCTCCTAACTGCGTGTGTAAGCGAAATGCCATTTATTATTAGCTTAGTTATGACACAAAAGCGCGCACACTATAAGCAGAAAACGGCGAAAGTCATAACTATTTCGATTGTGTGGAAAATGGGTAATTGCTTCTTAGAGCGGCTTATATCGGCTTAGTTCCGCGAAAATGCTGCTTTCATCCTGTTCACAAGATCACTTGTTTTTTGCTTCGCCGCCATCACCTGCGACGGTAGCTTATCCAGCCCGGACGCTGCGCGGTTGCGCGATACCAGCCGCCCGTCCTGCACGGTCATAACAAGATCGCCGCACGCCACTGACGCACCCGCAATCATCGATCTGACCATTCCGGCGCTGGCATCAATCCCACGCAGCGCCAGCAGTTCACTGATCTGCTGCTCTTTCACGGATAGCCCGGCCCCCTCTTCCCGTTCCAGTGGCCGTTTTTTACGCTTACTTCGCACATCGTCACTAAGCCGCTGCGCCAGTTCTCGCTTTTCCTGCCGTGAAAGCGCATCAAAATTCACCGTCACGCCCTCAGCTGGCACAGTCATTCCTGACTGTTCTTTAGCTTCGCTGGCGGCATGTTCAACACCGTCAGCACCTGCCGCGGGATCCCGCGTACAGTTATTGACAGAACTCCGAGGGGCGGCGCTGCCGCCTGAAAAACCAACGTCAACGGCCACACCGTCAGCGCTCTGACGCTTCGGCACGATTTTGTATTGAGTGGTGCGGGTGAAGATCAAAGAGTTATTACCCGTAAGCGGGCAATAGATACCGGTGATTCGCTGGACGTTATCGCCGTAGGCGTTGCCGTTTTCAGTGGTTTCATAATTCAGACGGATGCGCAGCTTATCGCGCTCAACCAACGGGCCACCCTGGGCTAATACGTAGTTATCCCATTCGCCACCGTTAGCGGCCTGCCGGGCGGTTTCCAGTTCAGGGTGTAACACCAGTTCGCGATCGCCCAAGCGGCGAAGCTCGCGATATACCGTGACCGGCGCACCGCCGATCTGCTGAAACTGGCGAATAGACCAGCGCGACGCCCACGCGCTAACGCGGAGAGACATTTCTTTCAGATCTTCCCCGGTTTCATCGTCCTTCTCGCCATCCAACGCGAAGCCGTCAATATTCTTCGAAATGTATTTCGCTATATAGCCGGTAGCGCTGCCGTGGGCTTCATCGATCGGCACAACCTGAAAGCGGTTTTCCTGCGCTCCCGGTTCGTTGCCGTCTTCTTTCAGGGCATGTTTACGGAAGATTTCACGCGCCTGCTCAACGCATTCCGGGCGCATAAAAAGAAGCAAATGCCAGTGCGGCGTTGCATCGTGGTGCGGTTCCACCACACGAAAGCCAAAGACCCGGATACCTTTTCTCTTCCACGCGGCGCGGGTTCTCGCCCAGACTTTGCAAAGATACTGCTGCGTCTCGCGCGGCGACGCACCACGGTATTTATTATTGCGAAGACCATTGTGCTGCATAGAGTGATAACGGGAAGGCGCTGTCAGCGTGTAGAAGTCACCGGCCAGCCCTTCCAGCTTCGCCAGTTCTTCAAATCCGCGCATTCTCGTCATGAGTTCGCGGCGACGATTGGCCGGATTGGCAACACTGCCGGCGACTTTATCGATCAGTGAAATGCGTTCGCCCGTGTCCTGATCCTCCAGTTCCATAGCCTTGAGGTATTCACGGTTAGCCTTTTTCTGGGCCAGCCATTCCGTAAGACACGGTGCGCTACTGTACGGAGAGGCTTTCACCTGTACGTATCCCGTAGCGATCATCAAATGCTCGCGCCAGCGGGCATGGATACGACGCAGGCGGTTTAACCACCACTGCGGTGACTCAAGACGAAGAACCGCGCGTAACGCGTCCTCCGCTTCAAGTTCTTCATTGCAATACGCTGTCCAGCCGGGAATCGGCGTTTTCAGATGCACCGCCAGCGACGCAATACGACCATAGCCAGAAAGTGCCGCAAACTCTGGATCGCCGGTGTGCGCCAACTGGTGATCGGACTCGCGTATAAACTCGCTCGTAAAGATATCGGCAAGCGTATAAGCCAGTCTTTTTAACTCTTTTTTTCCCGCCCAGAGAATACGGAAAAGCTGATCGCGGATAGGCAGCAGAATACCGGGCATCACGCTGTCAGGCTGGTAAATGCTGTTTACGTTATCAATACGAGTTAATACGTGGCGCTCAAAGGTATTAACCAGCCAGTGATCTGCCGCTTTACGGTCTTTCGCGTCCAGCGCATCAAGCTTCGCGGCAAAGTGGCGGCGAACATACTGCGGAAGTGAAGCCAGACGGCGACGCAGCAGCTTACTGCGTTCTGGCTTTTCGTCTTCCGCTACCAGTTCACTGAACGCAATATGCTTACGCGTGCCATCCGGCGTGAGATAGTCGAAACCATCCAGCCCCGGCGCTACATCAACGCCAATCGGCTGGTATGGTTTGTTCCCGCCATAAGCGTAAGGGATAGCATTGTCAGTGCTACCCGGATACGGTGGAGGTGGAGAAGGGGCGCGACGGCCACGGGTTTCCGTGGTCATATTTGAACTACATCCCCTACTTTAACGGCTTTGGCTTCCTCTTCTGATTTCTTCAGAATTGTGGTTATTGACTCCCTTCCATAAGCTGTTACTTTCGCCTCAACCAACCAATACGGCACAATCTCGCCACGACTCACGCTTATGATTTCAACGATCCAGGCGTCTATAAGATTCATTAAAAAGCCTCCAGATCGTCAAACGCGCCCGCCGCAACCATCGCGTTGTAAGTCGCATCACCCATCACGGCGCCACAATCAGGGCAACCGCCGCCGTAACGCCCGCAGCAGTCGCAGACAGGCAGCACGCCGATCACTTCTTTGGCCTTCTGGCGGTTGTCTTTGTCGGTGCTGATGGAACGTTGCACGCTGATTTCGTGCATCTTGAAGGGCTGATAAATCGCGCGGGTGGCTTCGGTATCGCTGTTGGAAATGACGACCTTCACGCCATGCTTACGGTTAACTTCCAGCAGTGCCTGGACTAACTGGCGGTGGTTGCCTTCCGTGAATGGTTCGGTGTGGTATTGGGTAAAATCGGCTGTTTTGCTTTCAGGCAGGTAAGGCGGATCGCAGTAAACGAGAACATCGCCACCCGTGACGACCTGTAGAGAACGCTGGAACGGCGCACAAAGAAATATTGCTTTTGTATCGTTGGCCTTTTCGGAAAACAGGCGGATTTCATTTTCAGGAAAGTAGACGCTCTTATACTTGCCAAACGGCACGTTAAAGCCGGTCTTCCGGCTGTATCGACATAAGCCGTTATAACCGTGGCGATTCAGATACAGGAATTGAGCAGCGCGCATAATGCACGCCATTTCAGCGCCATAACGCAACCCACCGCTTTTTACCGTACCCACCTGCTTATTGAACGCGGCACGGACTTCGTTGTATCCCTGCGGGCTATTCTTACTGTTGAACAATTCGCGGGCAGCATCGATCACTAAGTCCGGGTAACGGGTGACTTCCCGATACAGGTTAATAAGATCCTGGTTGATATCAGCCAGCACATAGCGGCGGTATTCAGTCGCCAGAAATACCGATGCGCCGCCTACGAACGGTTCGATCAGGCAGTCAGCTTTAGGAAGATGCGGCAGCAGGTCAGGGAGGACACGGGTTTTACCCCCTGCCCATTTGATGAACGGGCGGATCATTTTACAGGACTCCGTAAGGGGAAGATGGAACAGCCGGACGCTGCAACGCCGTGGTAAGGCGCTGGCGCATGTCGTCGATAAAGCAAGAAACAGAGGGATCGTCAGAAGAAAGGGTTAACTCGCCATCGCGTCGGGTTTTAATCGTCAGCCCTTCACGCTCAACAGCAGGTAAGAGAACGTGCAGGATGAAGTTATATTGATCGCGTTTAGTCATGATTCGAAGCCTCAGAAATTGCCGGGTTTCCCCGGCAATCTGTTACTGGTGATCCGCTGATTGGTTAGCTGACTTGAGGGCAGGCCAGACAAGGAGAAGAAGAGCGCCAACGAAGAAGGCGTCGCCAATCACCGAAAGCAGGTAGCTGGTGAAATCCACTGCTACGACCATGAAGGCCAACAGCAGGGCCAGCGCCGGACGTAGTGAATCCAGCACGCGCAGCATCAGAGATAATCCTCAACACGCAGCCCCAGACGGCGCCCTACCTCTTCCAGCACCTTCTGTTCTTCCGGTTCGATCTGGCCGTCCGCTTCGGCGATAGTCAGCATGTTGACGAAGACTTCTTCGGCTTCTTTCGGATCGTTTTTGATGTCGTCGATTTCGCGCAAAATGTTCATGCGGCCAACGCGGAAGCCAGCTTCAAGCTGTTCCGTATAGCGGTTGATGGTGGATGTGATTTCATTGCCGAAATGCGCAAGGCGCGGGTTAGAGCGGATAAGCTGATCCAGCTTGCTGGTTTCTTCTTTTTCGATCTCGCCATCGGCGGCAGATACCAAAAGGCAACCGCCGACAATAGCTTCCATCAGATCGCGATTTTCCACTTTCTTAAGTTCAACTTTTGCCGCTGCTACTTTTTTTCCAAACAGTTTATTAAACATGCTATTTATCCTTTTTAGGATGAGTGAAAGCGCCATCACTTAATTAAGTGACGACAGTGAAGACAGTTTTTTAATTACTATTTAACTGGCGTTGTTAGCCGATTAAATTTCTCAAAGAATTAACAAGGTTAAAAAGCAATCCTTTGTTTATCTTCTTCGTATAAACAAAGGGCTTACTCATTCCCTTAATAAATTGAACCTTGCTAGGCTCAGGTTTAAAGAATTGCCCGTCTGGTGTTTCCAGCCAGCCGCGTGAGTTTTTGAAGTGTGTAACCTGGCACCCGTGCTTAAGCAGGCTCGCCAGTGATGGGCCTTCATCGTGCATTACTGCCCCCTTGTTTATACATCTGATCAACCGTGCGCATGGCTTCCGCTAAAGCAAAATCACGCCCGTAATAATCGCCATTGCTGGAAATACGATAAGAGTGCTTAAACGTAAAAGGATTACGCGGGCATTTCTGAATAGTGAAGCCACGATATAAATATGAATGACGACTTAATTGTATTAATTGCACAGCCACAAAAGCCCCCTCACATTCCCAATTTAAGCAATTCACCATCAACATGGCAGGCCACGTCTTTGGTTATTTTCTTAATCAGCTTTTTATCCCTGATCATAAACTCGCCGCTATTGGTGCGAATCATGAAGCCTGTTTGCATATCTTTTAAATGGGTGTCCAGAATGTCGTTACATTCACGCACCCGGTTTTCGTGATTGGCTGTTTTCTGGCTCATCGCGATAACCTCAAAGACCGATCCACAGCAACCAAGCATCGCGCTGCTCTCTCGGACGGTTGTAGTAAGCGTCACGCATTGCGCGGTTGAACTCAGGAATATAGATCCAGTTCTCAGCACGGGCGCCCAGGCTTTCCGGGTTCTTCCACGGGATGATCGGCAACTTACCGTCTTCAATCATGCTCTTAACCGTGGCGGGCTTCTTACCGATCAATTCGGCAAATTTTGGGTATGGAACCGCGTCAACAGCGTGACGCACTTCAATGAACCCCTCTAAATCTTTCTCTGTCATGTGTCATAATCCCCGTTGGCGCTAGGCGCTTATTTCGGCTTGTAACTGCTTATATTGGCGGTTGCTAATGGTAGAGATTACCACCCTTAAGGAGAATGTTATGGTAGAGATCCCTACCCCGTCAAGCGGCGTGGGTGAAAAAATCAGAGCTATCAGGGATGCGGAGGGGTTAACAAGGCAGCAATTCTTTGAATTAACAGGAATACCTGCTGGCACGCAGAAGTATTACGAGACAGGAAGAGTGGAGAGTATTGGTAGCGATATCTTGCTTAAAATCACTCAGCATTCACGTTTCGCAAAATACACGCTCTGGCTCATGACAGATAAGACCGCCCCTCAAGCTGGTCAAATCGCACCGGCCCTCGCACACATTGGGCCAGAGTCAACTGGATCAGACCGCTCCGAGAAACAAACTGGTTAACTGTTTATAAACATTACATTTTCACTATCTGTTATCAGGATGGGGAAATAAACGCCGGAGGGCTTTCTTATGTCGATTAAGAAGCTCGAAGGTGGTCAATATGAAGTAGACGTATGGCCGCGCGGACGTAACGGAAAACGTATCCGCAGGCGATTTGAGAAGAAACAAGAGGCAGTTCTTTTTGAGCGTTATGTATTAGCCAACGCCGACAAAAAGGAATGGCTGGGCGCGAGCGTTGACCGCCGCACCTTAAGCGAGTTGTTAGATACCTGGTGGCTGCTGTATGGACAGACTCAGGAAAATGGCGAGATTGAAAAGCGGCACCTGAATAAAACAATCAGGGCGCTGGGTGATCCAGCCGTTAACCGACTGAACAAGCGAATGATTGCACAGCACCGAAGCCAACGGCTGGAGGACGGTATCAGCGCAGCAACGATCAACCGTGATATTTACCGCTTATCCGGGATGTTCAGCACGTTGATAAAGCTGGAAGAGTTCAGGAAGGAAAACCCCTGTAAGGGTCTGGAACCACTGAAAGAAGCGCCGCCAGCTATGACTTATCTCGCTAAATCTGAGATCAGCAAATTGCTGGATACTCTGACCGGCGACGATCGACGCGTGGCACTGCTATGCCTCAGCACCGGCGCACGCTGGGGCGAAGGAAGCACGCTGCGAGGCGAGCAGGTAAATCACGGGCGCGTAACGTTCCTTAAGACCAAAAACGGGAAAAAACGCACGGTTCCGATATCGGAAGAACTGGAGAAAGAGATCAAGACCAGCGACACCGGGCCACTGTTCAAAGTTGATTATGAAAACTTCTGCGAACGGCTCAGACAGGTTAAGCCCGATTTACCACGCGGGCAGGCCACGCATGTGCTTCGGCATACGTTCGCAAGCTGGTTCATGATGAACGGGGGAAACATTATTGCGTTACAGCAAATTCTTGGGCACGCCAGCATACAACAGACGATGGTTTATGCTCACCTGGCCCCCGATTATCTGCAACACGCAGTAACGTTAAACCCTCTTGGCGGCGGGCTGGCGGTGTGACAATGTTGTCTACATCTTGTCTACACCCGTAACGCTATATCCTTCTTGTAACTGCTTATGGCTGTTGCAAGAAGGGTTGATTTATAAGGGATTTTTTCTAAGTACCTGATAAAAAAAACCCCCCCCCCCCC